GGAACTTTTTCAACTGGAATTAACATTAAAAATTTACACAATGTTATTTTTGCTTCACCTAGTAAATCAAGAATTAGAAATCTTCAGTCTATAGGAAGAGTTCTTAGAAAAAGTCAAGATAAAGTAGGGGCAGTTCTTTACGATATTGCAGATGACATATCAGTCAACTCTTCCAAAAATTATACACTAAATCACTTAATAGAAAGAATAAAAATTTATAACGAAGAGTCCTTTGATTACAGCATTATTAATATAAACTTAAAACAATAACTTATGGAAGACGAATTCTATTCAGTATTAAAACTTGTATCTGGTGAAGAGTTAATGGCAAAGGTTTGTCCTTGTTATGAAGATGATCGTATTATTTTAATTTTAGATAATCCTGTTGTTATAAAAGATATTATCAGAACTAAAACTGGTATGAGGGCTTATAGAGTAGAACCATGGGTTAAAGTAGTTGAAGATGAAATGTTCTTTATTAATATGGATAAAGTTATTACTATGACTGAAGTATCAGATATACATACATTAAGAATGTATAAAAGATATCTTAAGGAGAATTGTAATCAAGAAGGAACATCTAGGATTAGCACTTCTAAATCTATGGGGTACATATCTTCTGTATCTGAATTTAAGAATACTCTAGAGAATCTATATAAGAGTAGCTAAGGTGTCTTTTCAACCCTGACAGAGTTATTCTACACACATTCCGCTCACTTGTCAAGCCCCCCTCAAGTGTGGTATAATTATGAATAAGAAATGAGTAAAGTTAATGACAGTAGTAATGCCAAAAAGAAAAAAGGATGCAGATCATTACGTAAACAACAAAGAATTTCTTTACGCAATAGTTGAATATAAAAGATTAGTGTCTCTTTCTGAATCTGAAAATGTTCAGAAACCTTGTATTCCACATTATATTGGAGAGTGTTTTTTAAAGATTGCTACACACTTATCATACAAACCAAACTTTGTCAATTATATGTTTAGAGAGGACATGGTTTCTGATGGTATAGAAAACTGTGTTCAATACATTAATAATTTTAATCCAGAAAAATCGACTAACCCATTTGCATATTTTACTCAAATCATTTACTATGCGTTTCTTCGTAGAATTGCCAAAGAAAAAAAACAATTAGAAATCAAAAATAAAATTTTGGAACAGTCTGGATTTGATGAAGTTTTTGTTTCGGATAATAATGTTCTAAGTGGTACAAGTTCGGATATGAATACAATTAAGAGTAATATTCAAACTAAAATGAATTATTGATATGAAAGTTGCGATTATTACCGATCAACATTTTGGAGTTAAGAAATCTGATAAGTCATATCACAACTACTTCAAAAAGTTTTATGATAATATTTTCTTTCCAACTCTGGAGGAAAGAGGTATTACTCAATTAGTTGATATGGGTGATACTTTTGATAATAGAAAAAATATTGATATCTGGGCTTTAAAATGGTCGAAGGATAATTATTACAACCGGCTGTCGCAAATTGGAGTACAAGTTCACACAATTGTAGGAAATCACACTGCATATTATAAGAATACGAATGCAGTAAACTCAGTAGATCTTTTAATGAGGGAGTATGATAATATTCAGGTTTATTCTGAGATCACCGAAGTATTAATTGATAAATTAAAAATTCTTTTTGTCCCCTGGATTAATTCTGAAAATACAAAAGATAGCATTGCAAAAATTAAATCATCTACATGTAATGTTTTAATGGGGCATCTTGAATTGAATGGATTCTCTCCTTACAAAGGACACACGATGACGGAAGGAATGAATTGTGATATATTTGAAAATTTTAAACTTGTTCTTTCTGGACACTATCACACTAGATCAGATAATGGAAAAATATTTTATTTGGGCAATCCATATCAATTATATTGGAATGATGTGAATGATACGAGAGGATTTCATATTTTTGATACAAAAACTTTGGAATTAGAATTTATACCAAATAGTTATGAAATGTTTAAAATAATAGAATATAATGATACTCCACCTCAATTTTATAACTACAATGAGTGTTTTGAAAAATATGTAAAACTTATTGTCAGGAAAAAAACAAACTCAAAACAATTTGAAAAGTTTTTTAATAAACTATCAGATGCATCTCCATTTGAATTGAAAGTTATTGATGAAATTAAAATTGAGGATTGTGATATTGAGGTGTTGGAATCCGAAGGAACAGTTGCAATTCTTGACAAATATATAGATAATGCTGAGATTGATTTAAACAAAAGCATTTTAAAATTGATGATGGAATCAATTTACAAAGAAGCATCGGAAGTTGAGTAATGTTTGTTCTAGCTTTAAAGGGTAGAGAAAACGAGGGACTTTATTCAGTCGATAATGAAGACGGTGATCGTGTTCTCTATTTGTTTAAAGAGGAAGATGATGCTGAACGATTTGTTGTATTAATGGAAGCAGACAACTTTCCAAAATTAGTGGTATTAGAAGTTGATGAAGAGTCAACCATTGCAGTGTGTGAGGCAAATCAATATACTTATGTTATAATAGAACCAGATGACCTTGTAATTCCCCCGAATGATCACATTTCAAAAAATTAGATGGCGTAATTTTTTAAGCACAGGTAATCAGTTTACGGAAATTAATCTCACTGAGAAATCAACTACGTCTATTGTTGGTAAAAATGGATCTGGTAAAAGCACAATTTTAGATGCTCTTACTTTTGTTTTATTTAATAAACCTTTTCGTAGAATCAATAAACCACAACTTTTAAATTCAACCAATGAAAAAGATTGTTTAGTTGAAATAGAGTTTTCGAGTTCTAATGTAAATTGGATGATTCGTAGAGGAATTAAACCTAGTGTATTTGAAATTTATAAGAACGGGAATCTTTTAGAGCAAAGTGCAGACGTTAAAGATGATCAAAAGTTTTTAGAAACTAAAGTTCTCAAATTGAATTACAAATCTTTTACTCAGATCGTAATTTTGGGATCATCTACATTTGTTCCATTTATGCAGTTGCCTTTGGCATCTAGAAGAGAAATTATTGAAGATCTATTAGATATCAAGATTTTTTCTATAATGAATTCAGTTCTGAAAGATAAAATTAAAACAACTCAAGAAGAAATCAAGCAACTTAATTATAAGAAAAATATAGTTAATGAAAAAACCTCAATGCAGGAAAATTTTATCTATGAATTGAATGTAAAGGGTCAATCAGAAATAACCAGAAAAAATAATAAAATTTTAGAAATAACAAACAATATTAAATCAGCAGAAACTATTTGTATTGAACTGGTAAAAGAGTCTGAGGATATTGATTCCGAAATACAGAAATATGTTAACTGCACAAATAAGTCTAAGAAGTTATATGATCTAAGAGGTAAATTACAAAATAAATTAGATCGGTTGACCAAAGATAAATTGTTTTTTATTGAGAACGAAACATGTCCAACATGTAGTCAAGTTATTGGCGACGATGTAAAATCTCATAAAATTCAAGAGCATGATACTTTTCTTTCAGAAGTAAATGCAGGATTGACTGAACTTGAAAAACAACTTGAATTGAATCAAGAAGAAGAGAAAAAACTGGCAAGATTCTCCTCTAAACTTTTAGAGTTGAATAAACAAATAAGAGATATCAATAATAAGTGTAAGTATGACTCTCAGGTTATAGAAGACATTAAGAATGAAATATTTGATATTGAGCATAACCTTGAAAATAAATTAGAGGAGACTGAAAAACTAAAATCATTGAAACGTGATGTTAGTTCTATCGAGTCTAAATTAAATCAAAAACGAGAACAGATACAGTATCATGATTTCATCTATTCCTTACTCAAAGACAATGGAGTAAAATCTAAAATCATTAAAAATTATTTACCAGTAATCAATCAACAGGTAAATCGTTTTCTTCAAATGATGGATTTTTACATCAACTTTAATTTTGATGAAGAATTTAATGAAACTGTAAAAACCCCAATACATGAAAACTTTTCATATGAATCTTTTAGTGAAGGTGAAAAGCAAAGAATCGATTTGGCCTTGGTATTTACTTGGAGAGAAATTGCACGGATGAAAAATTCTGTAAATACAAATCTTTTAATTTTAGATGAAGTGTTTGATAGTTCTCTTGATATAAATGGGACCGATGATTTCTTAAAAATTATTAGATACATAGTTAAAGATGCAAACATTTTTGTTATCTCACACAAATCTGAAATGCATGATAAATTTGAAAATGTTATACAATTTAATAAGGTTAAGGGATTTAGTAAGGTATCATCATGAAGATTTTAGTTACTGGACATCGTGGATTTATTGGAAGAAATGTGTTTGCTGATTGGCAAACCACTCACAACCATTTAGTTGTGGGAATGGACTTTCCTTATGACATTGATAATTTTGTTGGTGATGATTATGACTTGATTATTCATTTAGCAGCATTTGCAAATATTAGAGAAAGTTTGGAGAATCCACAGAAGTTTTATGAAAATAATGTTGTAAAGTCTAAAAAAATATTTGACTGGTGTAGGCAGACAAATACTAGACTTTTATACGCTTCTTCCAGTGCTGTAGAAGAAGATTATTGGGAAAATCCCTATGCTATGACAAAGTGGATTAACGAACAGATGGCACCACCTAATTCTGTTGGGATGAGATTTACCACTGTTTATGGCCCAGATAGTCGTCTAGATATGATGTATAGGATGCTTGAAGATAAAACTGCAACTTATGTCACCAATCATAAAAGGGATTGGATTCATGTTAAGGATGTATGTCGAGCAATTCGTTATCTTGCTAGTAGTAAAGTTTGTGGACCAGTGTCTGTTGGATCTGGTAAGTCTGTTTATGTTAAAGACCTTGCTGAGAAGATGGGGATGGGGCACCTGCCAGTTAAAGAACTGACTCCAGGAGAGAGACAGGATAATGCGGCAGACACTACAATCCTAACTAGTATTGGATGGTTTCCAACCATTAACGTTCTGGACACGATCAATGACTACTCCCAACTGGCAACACCATAGTAAAAAAGAACAAAAGCGGAAACTTAGACCACAAGCACTCCGTCAAGCAAAGGCAAGACGCAGTGCCTTGCTTAGACAGTTAAACAAGTGTCACAAGACCTCTCACAACGGGGGGTCTTTTTCGTATTATAAGTTCAGTTCAAACAAACACCATGCCTGTTAATCACGAAATCAAGTCCCAACTTGCTAAACTGCTTGCTACTGAAGACCTTGTGGTTGAGCACAAACAGTGCAGTACAGCGCAGTTTAACGTCCATACGCGAGTGCTTACTCTTCCCATGTGGGAAAAAGCATCTGAGACTGTTTATGACATGTTGGTAAGTCATGAGGTTGGACACGCTCTCTATACTCCTGATAAGGACTGGACAGAGCAAATCAAAGTTCCTCCTCAATTTGTAAATGTTGTGGAGGATGCTCGCATTGAAAAATTGATGAAGCGTCGTTATAATGGATTGAATAAAATCTTTTACAATGGTTACAAAGAACTTGTTGAAGATGATTTCTTTTCTATCAATGACAAAGATCTGAATACCTTCAATCTTGCAGATAGGGTAAATCTGTGGTTTAAGGTTGGTAGTTATATGTCTATTCCCATTGATCGTGGGGAAGAAACGGAGATTGCTAATCTGATTGCTGATGCAGAAACTTTTGATGATGCTTTGAATGCTGCTGTAAAACTTTATGAGTATTGTAAAGAAGAACAAAAGCAGCAAGAACAAGTAGAAATTTTTGTTCAATCTTCTAATACTGGTGCTTCTAATAATCAAATCGATTCTTCTGAACAGGAACAGCAAGAACAAATTGCAAATGATGATGAATCTGAATCTAAAGATTCTGAAGAGAATGTTTCTTATGGGGGGACTAATTCTCAACAAGTTGATGAAGATGAAAAAGTTAATTCTGAACCTGAAGTTAAAACTCTGGATTCTTTTAATGACGCTATTCAAGAGTTGGTAAACATGGAGGGGCATGAAAACGTATATGTGGAACTGCCTAAACTTAAATTGGACAGGGTGATTGGTAAGAATAATGATGTTCATAACTGCATTCAAAATTTTTGGAATACAAATATTCAGTGCGAATATCATTCCTTACAAGTATTTGAATACTGTGATAATCTTTACAACAAATTTAAAAAAGATGCTCAGAAAGAAGTTAATTATCTGGTGAAAGAATTTGAATGTCGTAAGGCAGCAGATTCCTATGCTCGTGCTTCTGTATCACGTACTGGAGTTCTAGATTGTAGCAAACTTCATACTTACAAGTATAATGAAGATCTTTTTAGGAAGGTAACGACATTTGCTGATGGTAAAAATCATGGACTTATCTTTATTCTTGATTGGTCTGGATCAATGTCTCACATTCTTCTTGATACTCTAAAGCAACTTTATAATATTATTTGGTTCTGCCGCAAGGTTAATATTCCGTTTGAAGTTTATGCATTTACTAATGAATGGAATGGTTTTCAATATGATTCTAATAAGAAACCAATTATTCCTCAAGATAATTATGATAAGAAAGAAAATCTTGTTCATATTGATCGAGAATTTTCTTTGATGAACATTTTTACCAGTAAAGTTAATAACAAAAAAACTGATGAACAGATGCGTAATATCTTCAGAATTGCTCATTCATTCAATCATTATAACTGTCCTTTTACTTATCCTGCTAGACTTTCTTTGTCAGGAACTCCTTTGAATGAAAGTCTGATTTCTCTTCATCAGATTATTCCTCAATTTAACAACGAGAATAAACTTCAAAAAGTTCACTGTGTGATTCTAACTGATGGTGAGGCAGGACCACTTCCGTTTAACAGATCGATTAAGCACAATTGGGAGTCTGAACCTCATCTTGGTTTGAACCGAACTGGTAATAATTGCTTTCTTCGCAATCGTAAGACTGGCATGACTTACAAAATTAACAATCATGGTTATGTTGGATATACTAAAACTCTTCTTTGTGATCTAAAAGATTCTTTTAATGAAGTTAACTTTATTGGCATTCGTGTAATTGGCACCAGAGATGCAACTAATTTTATTCGTAACAATACTTCTTCTAAAAATTTCCAAGAAGTTATGAATCAATGGAAAAAAGAACGTAGTATTGCAATTACTGATTCTGGTTATCATAGTTATTTTGGAATGTCTTCTACTGCATTGTCAAATGAAGTTGCTTTTCAGGTTGATGAGGATGCATCAAAATCTACTATTCGTAATGCTTTTAAAAAGTCCTTGAACTCTAAAAAAATGAACAAGAGGTTTCTGAATGAGTTTGTAAAATTGGTTGCATAGCATAAATAATACATAAAGACTACACTCAATTATGGACTCTAAACAGATTAAATATTTAACTGAAGCATATTCTGAAGTCTATACACCATCAGAAATTGATTGTCAAGATTTATATGATTCAGTTTTGGAATTCTGTATTCTTGAAAACTATTTTGATACTCTTGATGAGTGTGAAGAATTTGCAGAACTGCTTGTTGCTCAAGATTTAGTTGAAGAATTTGTGAATGAAATCTTGGAATGCTATGGAATAGATGATCTTCAATCCTTGAACGAGTCTGTAGAATATCTTGGGGAAAATAAAGTAGCAGCACTTAGAGCAATTATTAATGCTTTAAGTTCTGGGGGGAGATTAAAGGCAGGTCTAAAACCATTAACTGCACTTGGTAAAAAACCAGAGACTGTTGTGAAAGGTGCAGCAGCATCAACATCAATTAGAGCTGCAAGAGCTGCAAGACCAGCAGCACAACCAGAACTTCCTGGTAAATATGCAATAATGCAGTTAAAAAAGAAAATTGACACTTCTCTTTCTAGACCCGCATTGCCTGCAGGAAGATCTCCAGTAGCACCTGAACCAACAGCTCCTAGACGCACTCCTACAGACGCTGGAATGCCGTTCAGAGCTACAGGCTCTGGTGGTGATGCTAGAATCCAAAGACTTGCTGCTCAGTCTGCTCCTGGATCTGGAGTATCGCCAAAAGTTTCCAAAATGACAGATGGTGCAAGTGCAATGGATGCTGCTAGAAGAGCGATTGCTGGTGCTGCTGCTGGAGTTGTTGCTGCTGGTGCTGTTGCCCCACTAGTAAAAGATACTGAAAAAAAGCCAAAGCCAGAATCCAGCGTCAACAAATACAACACGATGGATTCGGATGGTAGAATTAGAAATCGTTTAAAAGTTGGCCCTAAGATTGTTGGAACTGGCAGCATTGCTGGTGACTTTGATGTTGCTTTTAAGAAAGCAAGAACTGGTGGAGCAAAAGAATTTGAGTTCCAAGGTAAAAAATATAATACAAAACTTGCAGGAGAATCTGTAGATACTTTTGATTTGGTTGCAGACATGCTATTATCTGAAGGTTACGTTAAAAACTATGAGGATGCTTTAATCATGATGGATTCTTTGGATGAAAGTGCTTTTGCTAAACTTGCTGCTGGGGTAATTAAAAATGTGATTAAAACTGGTGGAAGTCAATTGACTAAAATCAAGTTACCACCTAAGATGAATCCTGCTTTAAAATTTGTAAAAAATAAAATTAAACAGGAATTTGGCGCATCCTCTTTAATGGGAACACCTGAACAGAAATATGCAGAAGCTGCACAGAGAGCAGCAAATGCAAATAAACCAAAACCAAAACCAGTAAAACGTGAATATGAAAATCCTTACAGACCAAGAGTTGGCGAGTCTGATTAATTTTTTACGCAAGGACCACTTTTCAAACTGTCTACTGGGGGGTTTACTACCCCCCCTTTTTCATGTATTATTCATCTGTTGAGACAACTCACCTAACCAATGCCTCGCAAACTTATTATGGCTGACGACAAAATTATTAATGAACTCAAGTCCTCTTATGGCAGCAAATTGACTTCTGCTGACATCAGGGCATACTGCGCTATGAATGACATTTCTTATCCTACTGTAACTCGCCGTCTTGAAAACTTTAAGGTGGGTCATGGTAAATGGAATCTTGAAGTAACTCAACAAAAAGTGGAACAAATTGAACGTTCTTACCAAGCACCCGCTGTTCTTCCTGCTGCTGAACAAAATCTCATTCCTGATAAAGATGATACCTTCGTCCAGTTTGGTAACTTTAAAGATATTAAAAGCATTATTCAGTCCCGTCTTTTTTATCCGACGTTTATTACGGGTCTGTCTGGTAACGGTAAAACGTTCTCGGTGGAACAGGCATGTGCTCAACTTGGTCGGGAATTGATTCGTGTCAACATCACAATTGAAACTGACGAGGATGATTTGATTGGTGGTTTCCGTCTAGTGAATGGTGAAACCGTATGGCACAACGGTCCTGTGGTTGAAGCACTTGAGCGTGGTGCTGTACTTCTTCTCGATGAAGTTGACCTTGCTTCCAACAAGATCCTGTGTCTCCAGTCTATCCTTGAAGGTAAAGGCGTCTTCCTTAAGAAGATTGGTCGTTTTGTAAAACCTACTTCTGGATTTAACGTTATTGCCACTGCCAATACTAAAGGTAAAGGTAGTGATGATGGTCGTTTTATCGGCACCAATGTTCTTAACGAAGCATTCCTTGAGCGTTTCTGTGTAACCTTTGAACAAGATTATCCGACTTCTCAAACTGAAGTTAAAATTTTGAACAAGATTGCATTGTCTTTGGAAATTGAAGACTCTGAATTCTGTCAGCGACTCGCAGATTGGGCGGATAGTATTCGTAAAACCTTCTATGATGGTGGTGTTGACGAAATTATTTCTACCCGTCGTCTTACTCACATTATTCGTGCCTACAGCATCTTTAATGATCGTATGAAGGCAGTTCAAGTTTGTGTTAATCGGTTTGACGATGAAACCAAACAAGCATTTCTTCAATTGTATGCGGCATTTGATGCTACAGTTGACACGCAACAAGATATCTGATATGATTGGGGAAGGTAATTATGCCTTCCCATTTTTATGATTGAATCAACTTTTACTATTACCATGACTGAATCCCTAAATCTTGAAAAAACCCCCGTTGACGATGGTATGCGTCCATGGGGACACAGCGACCTTGAATTTTTGATTAACAATCCCCAAATGAACGAAACTAAGAATCATCTTTGGAAATACGATGAAGATAAAATCCTAAAAGATATTCAGGACTATGTGACTAGCACCTATGGTAGTCATTATTGCGGTCACAATCAGGCATATAGAGACACGCAAACGATTGACCTGATGGCAGCAAAAGACCTTGCCGCACATTTCTGTCAGGCAAACATCCTGAAGTATGGTAGTCGCTATGGTGATAAGGATGGTCGTAACAAACGCGATCTCCTTAAAGTGATTCATTATGCGATGCTTCTTCTTCATTTTGATGGACATTATTCTCGTCAGAATAATGGTCTTACTGAATTTCGTTGATTATGAAACTAAAACCACCTATGAAATTTTCTGACAAAACCCTTACTATTCTCAAGAACTTTTCTTCTATTAACCAATCACTTCTTTTTCGTAAGGGTAATAAGATTCGTACCATGTCGGTGATGAAGAACATTCTTGCAGAAGCAGATATTGATGAAGAACTTCCTAAAGAGTTTGGTATCTATGAACTTAGTCAATTTCTAAATGGACTGTCTCTTCATCCAGATGCAGAACTTGATTTCTCAAACGATTCTTATGTTCTTATCAAAGATACAAATAACAATAAAACCAAATATTATTATTCCAATCCCAGTGTGATTGTTAGTCCTCCTGACAAAAACATGCAACTTCCCAGTCAGGATATTTGTTTTCAACTTGGTTCTTCCAAACTCAATCAACTTCTTAAAGCATCTTCTGTCTACCAAGTACCAGATCTTTGTGCATCTGGCAATGGAGAAACGATTAAGTTGATTGTAAGGGATAAAGAAAATTCTACATCTAATGAATATTCAATTGATGTGGGTAATACTGATAAAGTGTTTGCGATGAATTACAAGGTAGAAAACATTAAAATTATTTCTGGAAAATACGATGTTGTGATTTCTAAACAAGGTATTTCCAAGTTCACTAATACGGACTATAATCTGGTGTACTTTATCGCACTGGAACCCGATTCCTACTTTGAAGAATGAACATCTTTGCAACCTCACCTTGGCCTGCCGAAAGTGCTGTCTGTCTCCCCGATAAACATATCGTCAAGATGCCCCTGGAGTGCTGCCAAATGCTTTCCATTGTTGCCTCTGACAAGTGGGGTCATAACTACGGCACTCTGCCTAAAACTGACGGCACTCCCTACAGAACTGAAAAGGGTGCGTTTCGTAATCATCCCTGCACCAAATGGGCAATGGATAGTATCCACAATGCTTATTGGTTGATTAAGTGGGGAATGAACTTATGTGATGAGTATGCTGTGCGATATGGTAAGACTCATTCGTGCTATAATACTCTTGTGTCTGCTTACTATCTGTTCCCAAAAGGAAAGATAACCAGTGTGACTCCATTTGCTCGGGCAATGCCTGTGGAATGGAAATTTGACGATAGCATTGATACCTTTACTGCTTATAAAAGGTATATTGCTTCCAAACCTTGGGTGAAGGACAACTACCTTCGACTACCTCAGCGTAAACCTGATTGGATTTGATTATGAATAGTGATTTTATTTGGGTTGAGAAATATCGACCTAAAACGATTGACGATTGTATTCTCCCAGAATCTACCAAAACTATGTTTCGGGAGTTTCTAAATAAGGGTGAAATACCAAATATGCTTCTTGCTGGTCCTCCTGGTATTGGAAAGACAACAGTAGCAAAAGCACTTTGTAATGAACTTGGAGTAGATTATCATGTCATTAATGGATCCGATGAAGGTAGATTCCTTGATACTGTCAGAAACCATGCGAAGAATTTCGCTTCGACCGTCTCGCTTTCATCAACTGCTAAACACAAAGTCATCATTATTGATGAAGCAGATAATACAACCTCAGACGTTCAACTCCTCTTACGGGCGTTTATTGAGGAGTTTAGTGGCAACTGTAGATTCATCTTTACTTGCAACTACAAAAACAAAATCATTCAACCAATTCATTCCAGATGCGCCGTCATTGATTTCACAATCAAAGGTAAACAAAAAACCGAGTTGGCAGAATCCTTCTTCAAGCGTTTACAAAACATCCTGGATGAAGAAAGCATCGAATATGATAAAAAAGTCATTGCGGCTTTGATCACAAAACATTTTCCCGATTTTAGAAGGGTGTTAAATGAATGCCAAAGATATTCATCTAGTGGAAAAATTGATGTAGAAATACTTTCAGAATTTTTAAAAGTAAATACAAATAATCTTATTAAATCACTTAAAGAAAAGAAATTTACTGAAGTCCGAAAGTGGGTGGTCTCCAACTTGGATAACGATACTTCTAGTCTACTTCGCGGGATTTATGACTCCTGTTTTGATTATCTTTTACCCACATCTATCCCTGCTGCTGTTCTTATTGTTGCTAAGTACCAGTATCAATCAGCATTTTGTGCTGACCAAGAAATTAATCTTCTAGCAGCATTAACTGAAATTATGTGTGAGTGTGAATTCAAATAAATTATGAAACGAATTAAAAAAGATTGGAAAGCATATTGTAGAACTTCTTTTAATGCATTGCGAAATAATATAGATTATTGGGGTAAACCTGAGTTTTATCGTCCAATCACTAGAATTTATTATATTAATGTGTTTGATTGTTCCCTCTGTAATTTTACAGGACTTGTGAGTGAAAAGGCATTAGCAAATAAACTTCAAGGTAAAAAAGTTGTTTATGATCATTGCCTTTCTCCGCAATTTATTGGGAGAATGATTATGGATAATCCAAATAAGTATTTGTCAGAATATTCTGCATTTGAAAATATATTTTGGCAATCCTGTAAAACTGTTATGGTTACTCAAGACGAAAATTTTGCTCTTGCAGGGCTTACAGAAAACAATAGTCAAGAATATAAAGTTTACGTTCCTACAAACAAAAAGTATAATCATTTAGGAATCAATCTTTATTTTCGTCCACAAAAACATGGACGATGGTCAGAAACAGTTCCTTTGGACACTAATATGATTGATGCCCCAAAAGATCTACTAGAATATGAAAAAGAATTTCTTGTTTGATTATGCTATCTCCTGAGGACGCTGTTTGGGCAGCAGATCAATTTATACAATATTATTCTAAGTTTAATCGTATTGATGATTACATGCGATTTGTAAAAACTAGTAGACTAATAAATTCTCCTGGTAAATTATTTGGACCTGAGGATGAAATTTTTTCCAATTTCAACATCTCACCCAATGGAATGAGGTTTTCTATTCATCAAGTTGATACTAGTTCAAAACCAAAATCCAAGTATAATCAAAATCTATATTCCGAAATTCTTAATCTAACTGCATCAAATGCAATTGAAGAGGCAATTCCTGGAAGAACTTTGAAGTGGATTGTCACCGAAGATACTACGGAGAAAATAATTGGAGTAATTAGATTTGGATCCCCTACGATTAATTCTAAACCTAGAAACGAATACTTTCAAGAGGTGCTCCCTCTTGAAGTAATCAATAAAGAATTTGTAATGGGATTTAATATTGTTCCAGTTCAACCATTCGGGTACAATTATCTTGGTGGAAAACTTCTAGCACTGTTAGCATCTTCCAATGAACTCAAACGACAATTTGATGCAAAGTATGGAACTGATTTACATTACTTTGAAACAACTTCACTATACGGTACAACAAAGGGAGTATCCATGTATGATGGTCTTAAACCTTATATTCGACATATAGGAGATACTGAAAGTAAATTTCTTCCCCTATTTCATGACGATTATTTTCGTGAAATGTTTTGGTGGTTTAATCATAATGCTAATGATGGGGAACGTCTTATTTCAGCAGACAAGTCCTCGAAGAAATTGAAGATACAAACTAAAATGCTTTCAATCATCATAAAGTCTCTTCAAGATGCTTCAAAGCTACATGAATTTAAACAGTGCATCGAACATGCTAAAACTTTGACTGAGAAGAAAAGATATTATATCTCAAAGTTTGGGTATGAACCTAAAGAGGTTATCGAGTGGTGGAAAGTTAAGGCAACACGAAGATACAATAAATTGATTCAAGACAATAAACTTAGAAGAGAATTTGAACTTTGGGAACTTGGAAAAGATATGGAGATTATACGATGAATTATGAATTAAAAGATTGGTTAACATCGATTAATCAATCTAAAATTAATATCATTCAAGAGGATATAGAATCTGAAAAAGAATATCCCCCATATATTATTAATAGATGTTTATCTGGATTTGTTGACACTATTATGTACTCAAATGAGATGAATATGAGTTCACATTTAGACAAAAAGTTACAATATGATTTTTATCTAAATACTATCAGATCCAAGAAAAGATTTTCTCCTTGGATGCATAAAGAAAAAATCAAAGACCTTGAACTAGTTAAATCGTACTATGGTTATAGTAATGAAAAAGCAAAGCAAGCTTTGAGTATTCTAAATACAGAACAACTAGAAAACATTAAATTCAAATTGGATACTGGAGGTATAAGATGAGTGTGGTGATTGAGTCCCTAGTAGATTGGTCTCAAGATCAAATGGTTCAAATTATTTTGAGTGAACCTGATGACTTTTTAAAAGTTAGAGAAACTCTTACTCGCATTGGGGTAGCTTCTCGTAAGGAAAGGAAACTTTATCAATCTTGTCACATTTTACATAAACAAGGCAAGTATTATATTGTTCACTTTAAAGAATTGTTTGCTCTGGATGGCAAACATGCAAATTTAACTGTGAATGATGTTCAAAGAAGAAATACAATTACTCAACTCATTGCGGATTGGGGATTGATCACTCCTGTTGATCCTACACAAATTCAAAATGTCGCACCTCTTAATCAAATAAAAGTTCTTGCTTTTAAGGATAAGGGTGATTGGATTCTCGAACCTAAGTATAATATTGGTAAAAAGAAAGTTGCTGTTGAAGAATAGAAAAAATACGGGGTTCACTACCTCGTTTTTTTATTATCTGTGCTATAAATATGTTTGGATGCCTTCGGGGTCCACAAAACATAAACTCGCTTTTAAGGAGCTACCATAATGACTAACCTTGCACGTTACACTGCGTCGGATCTCCCTGCCTTAATGGATAGGATTACACGCAACAGTATTGGAATGGACGAATATTTTGATCGTCTGTTTAATCTTCACGAAACTACAAATAATTATCCACCATACAATCTAATCCAGGTAAATAATATAGAATCTCTGTTAGAGATTGCCCTTGCAGGATTTAAAAAGGAGGAGGTAAATGTCTTCACAGAGTATGGAAAACTTTTTGTCGAGGGGCAAAAATCAAATACAGAATCGGATAGGACGTTTGTCCACAAGGGTCTGGCTCAAAGAAGTTTTAAACGGGCGTGGACACTATCCGACGACACCGAAGTCCGAGAAGTCACCTTTGAAGATGGACTACTTATCATTCGATTAGGAAAGATTGTCCCAGAACATCACAGCCGAAAAGATTATATCTAAATATAATTGAATATCGTTGCCGCTGGGGAAGAGGTGGTCAGAATCATCAACCTTCCCCTTTTTTCCTAGGTAAAACTAAAAATGCACTTACAGGAGTTTGTTGATCAAAAACTCACCTATAAATATCACGATACGCTCAATCCTAAATTTTGGTCTAATAATAAATTAGACTCAAAAGTTAAAATGAGATTAATTCGAATTGCAAGAGAGTGGGCAAAATTTGCAAACATTCCAGAAGCATCAATCAAGGATATAATTTTTGTAGGTGGTAATGCTAATTATAATTACACAGAATTTTCTGATATAGATCTTCATCTAGTAGTTGACAAAACAAAATTACCGGATTGTCCAGATCTTATAGATGAATTTTTAAAAGATAAGAAACAACTGTGGGCATTAACTCACGACATCAAAATTTATAATCATGATGTTGAATTGTATGCTGAAGAAGAAGGTTTGAAGAGACCTGCTGATCAGGGTGTTTATTCTGTAAAATATGATAGATGGTTGGTTGTTCCTAAGAAAATGTCAAATGAAATTGACAAGACCTTGCTAAAGGGAAAAACTCGTGCTATGATGGATAAGATAGATTTCCTAATTAGTAATCGATCTGATGACCTAGATGAATTCAAAAAACTGAAGGAAAAAATTAGAGAGATGCGTTCATCCGCAATTCGCAAAGGTGGAGAGTTTTCAATAGAAAACTTAGTATTTAAAGAATTGCGAAACAATGGGTATCTTGAAAAATTGTCAAGTTACATTACAAAAATAGAAGACCAAAGTTTATCATTAGAAAATTATGTCTATTAAGATTACTATGCTCAAGTCTGGGGAAGACATTATTGCAGATGTTCATGAAGTGATGCTCCCAGATGAAAACGGAAATGAAAAAGTTATTGCGTACAAACTTACAAAACCTTATGTCATTAAAATAACTGAACCAAGCGTTTTGCTGGAGCAGAATCAAGAGAAAAGACCTCCGATTTCTGTTCTATATTATCCTTGGGCCCCACTATCTACTGATAAGGAATTTTTCATTCCTACAGATTGGGTGGTAACTCATTACAATGCACATTCTGATATTATAAATTCTTATTTGGAGAAAAGAGATGGAAGAGGAAACTATAGACATGATGGAGGAACTGGAGGAGAATCCACAGAAAGTAATAAAGTGTATCTTGCTGAAGAATCATTATTGGTTGATAACTGAGGTTCAGGAATTAAGAGTTGATTACGAATTAAATATACCTAATTGTAAATTAATTAAACCATATCAAATTGATACTACGTTTGATTTTAAGAATCGTTCAGAGGATACTTCATTTGAAGATGCGCCTACTGTAAGAATTGGAAACAGTTTGCCTCAATGCAAATACGAAATTTATCCCTGGAAGGAGTTTACGAATGATAACGAAATTTTGATCTTCTCTGAATATATTGTTACAATAGTAGAACCAAAACCAGAACTTCTGGAAGCGTATATCCAAGCAACGGAGTAATTAATTTGCGATTTTATACTAATGTTCAGATGGTCGGA